GCAACTACATGGCGGTGACGCGGCAAACCGGAGCGCAGCCGTACGTCGTGTATCTCGTCAGCAACCGCTTCAGCACATACACTGAGCAAACCTGCAACTTCTCAGACGCAAACCAGGGCGGAGCGGTGGCGTTCGAGAGCGACAGCACGCTGGTAGTGTGTCAGTCCGGCAGCCCGTGGATCAACTACTACACGCGCTCGGGGACAGTCTGGAGCGCAGGCAATACGATCCTCACCGACAATCCAAGTGGCCTGGTCGGAACAGACCTGAAAAACACTGTCTCCAAGATTGCTATTTCTCCTGATGCCACGATCATGCTCGTGGGGGTAAACGCTATCACGGCCCCAGGCAAGGGACATCATCTGTTCTACAAGCAGACGGGCAAGTGGGTGTACCAAGGACAACTGCCAAGCGCGGTATCCGGCACGGCGCTGATCAACGACATCAAGTTCACCGCGGATGGCGCGTTCCTGCTCGTCGCGTGGGCGAGTGGCGGCATTCAGGTGTGGTCGTGTACGTCCGGCGCGGTGGCTCACCTGAAGCAGCTCCAAATCAGCGACGGATTGCAGAACGGCGAGTCAATCAGTACCTCGTCCAACCACCCGTACTTTGGTGTAGCCACAGTCGGGGCGTGGTCGGACCCTGCTGGGCGGTCTGAAATCGACAACCAAATTGAGCTGGTGTCCCCGGCATACTGGTACAAGTTCAACGAACAGTTCAACTACACTGACAACGACCTCGTTCCGGTAATCCGAAACTTCGGATCTAAGCTGAGCGGAACGGGTGCCACGGGTAACGTCTCGGTCAACAAGACCGCCCTGACTACTACGGCCACCGCCCGCGTAAGTGGACCGCCATCGGTGACGGCATCCTATGCGATGCGTGTCATCTCGGGACAGAACAACAACCTGACGACGAATTCCACCTCGCGAATCGATGACCCGTCGTCCGGGTCAGTCGCGTTCTTCATCAAGTTCACCAGCAACGTGGCAACGTGGCGGGGCATCTTCGACGACGGCGCGCTCCAGGGTTCGAACGGTCTGCACTTCGGCATCTATGCCGGCAAACTAGTTGTGCAGATGGGAACCACCGGCGCAAGCGCACGCGACTACTCCACAAACAGCACCTTCAATGACGGAAACTGGCACTTCGTTGTCTGGAACCAGCCGGCGGATGGCACTGGCCTAACCTGCACCATCGACGGAGTCAGCGCGGGCCTTACGGTGAACCTCGCCGGGCTCGGGTCATCTGGCGCTACTACCACCCTTATCAACTGGTGGTTCGACGATGTGGCTACGGGTGCTTTTTCACTGGGTGGGGACCCGGGAGCGGTGCAATACGACATCGCGCATCTATTCATCCTCACCAATGCCTTTCTATCTGCTGGTCAGATCAGCGCAATCAAATCGGCCGCGGGGCTGTAATCGGAGAGACTGTAGTGGTACTCGAAACTTGGGTCGCGGCAGTCGGACTCGTCAGTTTTGTCGGCGGGGCCGGTGGGGCATGGGGCGCCGCGCACCAACGGATTAAGCACACCGAAATGGAAGTGCAGGAAGCCAAAGAGCAATTGCAAGAACATGACCAGCGCACCCGCGACATGAGCGCTCGCCTCGTGCGAATTGAAACCCTGCTCGAACAGATCGACAAGAGGATCTAAGATGGCTGGCGCAGACCTTCAGTCTACCCTCGCTGCGTTCGGCGCGCCGAAGCAGGCCGGTATGACTCCATTCGGACAGATCGCCCAGATCGGGCAGGTCAAGTCCTATGACGCAACCGGCCCTGGCGGGAGTGCGACCTATACGCCGGAGGGTGTGCAGTCGTCTGGCCCCGGCAACGACCTCTACAGCATGCTCTCCCAGCTCGCGGGCAGCTCCGCCACCGGCGGAGCGCAGGGACAGGACGTCAGCCAGATCCTGAGTAGCCTCTTGCAGAACGGTGGGAACACGCCACAGAGTGATCAGGCCAACAGCCTGTTCTCTAACTTTGCGACGCAGGCCGGCAACTACAATCCGGACACCAGCACCAACAACATGCTGCAGCGGCTGAATGCAATCGCACAGCCCGCTGATCAGAATGCCGCGTCGACACTGGCCAACCGACTGTTCTCGAAGGGACGGCTGGGCGGGCAGGACACGACTGCGGGGCGCGCGTTCGGGGAGCTTGCCAAGCAGCAGGACCTCGCGCAGCAGCAGCGCTACCTGACGGCGTTCTCGGCGTCCGGACAGGAAGCTGACCGCCTGACCAACTTCGCCAACACGTTCGGCCAGCTAGGGTCGACACTGCGCGGTGGCAACGTCACTGACACTGCGAAGATCGCGGCGCTCCCGAGTGCTATCCAAGGGCAGAACATCCAGAACGCCGGCGGCGCAATCACCGCGGGTAACTCCGCACTCGATCCCATCTACAAGCAGCTCGACGTGCTGTTCCAGGGTCTCAACATCTCGGCTGATCAGAAGGCAGCTCTCTCGAAAGCCTTCGCGGACAAGCTCGCGGCAAACAAGGCCAGCGGCTCGGGCGCATCGCCTGTTGCCCAGATGGTTGGTCAGGGTATCGGCACCGCTGTCGGCGCATACTTCGGCGGCCCTGCGGGCGCCAAAGCCGGCGGTGAAGCCGGATCATCTCTCGGCGGAATCTTCAGCAGGAACCACTAATGGCAGCTCCACAAGTCAAGAGCCCCGTGGGGGGAATCTTCGGACCGTCGTCGGACGAGCTGAAGAAGAAGCAACAGGCCGACTACGTTGCCGCGGGCGACAGCAGCGGTTATGCTACGGATCGCCAGAAGGCACTCGGCCCGGGCTTCGGAAGCCTGGGCGCGCTCGTGGGCGGAAGCCTGCCTGGAGCGTACCAGGACCCGGAAATCAAGAAGGCATCGAGCATCGAGTCTGGCATCCAGCAGATCGACGACAGCTTCGAGCCAGACCCGAACAAGACCGATCTCGAAAACGAGGCGGCGAAGCTGGGCATGTACGAGAAGAGTGTGGGGCATCTGCTTTCTCCCGATCAGAAGCTCGCCCTCTCGGCCCAGCGGTTTGCCTACCTCAACGACGCGTTCCAGCAGGCCCGCCTGAAGTCAGAGGACGCGCGCGCAGACGCAAAGAGCAGCAAGGACCTGGACGTCGCCAAGATCGATCTCCAGATCAAGCAGCAGCAGCTCGAAGACGCGAAGAACTCCGCGGAGTTCGGTGATCAGAAGGACGAGGCGGTCTACGCCCTGCCGGACGGCAGCGAGACGGCGGCACCGGTTGGCAGCGAGAAGTGGCGCCTGCTTCAGAAGCGGGGCCTGCCCTACAAGGGGACTCGCTCGGAGCTGAACCAGATGGGCCTGCAGCGCGAGAAAGATCGGCTGGCCGGCAAGAAGTCCGCGTACTCGTCGTACACTGCCAAGGAGCGGGAGTCGTTCCTGAGCCTGTCGGGCACCACGTCGACGCTGGCCCAGATCCTGAACATGGACGACCCGAGCAATCCGGACGGCCGGTTCTTCGCTAACGCCGCCGGCTGGAAGGGATACCTGGACGCCGCCAAAGAGACGTTCAACGCCTTCGTCGGCACCGACGTGTTCTCGTCAGCGAGCCAGGCCGGCACGCAACTGCTCAACAAGTACCGCGTCGACCTGCAGCAGCTCATCAAGGGTATTCCTTCGGACAAGGACCAGACCATCGTGGATGCCACGCGGCCTGTGCGTGGGGACGCGGCCAGCAAGAACCGTGATCGCGTAGCACTTGCTATTCAGGACATCGCGCAGCGCGCGCGTATCGCGTACGCGGAAGCCCGCATGCGTGTAGGGGAAGGTAATGAGGAAGCGATCCCTGCCGGTATCGTCGCGACTCTGCGGCAGCTCGGCGTAGACCCGAAGACGGTCAGCACCGCGGACGACGAATACCAGACCTGGAACGACGACATCTACTCTGCGGCCCTTCAGATGGCTGAGCAGGGCGCTGCATCTGTTCGAAAGACCGGGGGCCGCAGTGCGACACAGCCGATCTCCCTGGACAACACTGGCACGGTAACCCTGGACAACTAAATGGCCGACTTCGAGAATGATCCGTTCCATCAGGCCATCAAGCAGATCGAATCTGGTGGTGACCAGAACGCTGTCGGCCCCCGCACCCGCTCAGGCGAGCGTGCTCTCGGGGCCATGCAAACCATGCCCGGGACTCTACTGGACCCAGGCTATGGTGTGCGTCCGGCCTCGAACAATTCCCCCGGCGAGCGAGCGCGTGTCGGGCATGAGTACCTGGCCGCAATGGTCGACAAGTACGGCGGTGACAAGCGCCTCGCAGCGGCAGCCTACAACTGGGGGCCATCCAACGTCGATGAGTGGGTAGCCTCTGGCGCTGACCCGGCCAAGCTGCCGGACGAGACGCGCAACTACCTGGAGAAGGTAGCCCCCGCCATCGAGCAAGCGCCCGCGGCGCCGGGCGCGACACGCAAGGTCAACCTCGTGAAGAACGGGGTGAAGTTCACGGCCAACGTGCCGGAGGACTGGACGACCGAGCAGATCCAACAGCACTTCAAGGACAACCCAGTCCCAGACTCGTACCTGCGCGGCAAGGCTGCGGACCAGGGCAAGTATATCGACCAGGACACCGGTGAGATCCGGGACTACAGCAACGTGCAGAAGTTCCTGATCGGTGCCGGCAAGGCAGTCAACGACACCATCACTGGGACGAATCAGTGGGTACAGCAGGCGCTCGGGAACGCGGACGCCGTGAAGCAGATCGCTCAGCAGACCAAGGCGGAGACCGAGCTGTACAACCACCTCGATGAGGCCCCGGGCATCCACCCGCAGGACGTCGGGCAGGTGCTCGCCCATGCGGCGGTGCTGTTCGGGCCTGGTGGCATCGTGGGCGCCGCGGCGCGCGCCGGGGTGCTGGAGGCTGCTCAGGCGACTGAGGACGAGTCAGGGGACGCAACAGGACGCGCGCTACGGGGCGCAGGCACGGCAGCCGCTGTAGGTGCCCTGGGTGGCGGTGCTGTGCTGCTGGGCAGGGCCGCGCGCGCGCTTGGACCCGCCAATCTGGCCTCGATGGCAGCCCCGATCATCGCCGAAGTGGCAACAGGCCACGGCATCCTTACGGCTGCAGCCATCGCTTCGATGCGCGTCGCCCTCGGGCGGGGGGGCGCAGGCGGGAAGCTGGGGTCACAGTTCCTCAAGATGATCGGCAAGGAAGCAGACAACCCCCTGAACAAGAAGCTGGGGGAGCTGGTGCTCGACGGCGGCCAGCCGGAGGCTACTCGCCTCGCGGCATCCAAGGTCCTGCAGCAGCGCACGGAAGAGAAGTTCGCCAAGCTGGCCGCCAAGCAGGCGGATGAAGCTCGTGCTGCGGAGAAGGCCGCTCAGAGGCTCGTCGACGAGAAGGTGGCTGCGGAGGCCCCAGAGGCGCTCACGGCTGCACAGGTAGCACGGCTAGGGGGCGGGCGCGCGCCAAGCGCTGCCGCCAGCAGGGCTCGTGCAACCGACGTATACGAAGAGACCCTGCCCAGTGCAGGACCGAAGTTCAAGCCGGGGCACAGCCGTACATCCGGATCAGACATCGCGATCCCCCGCCAGTCATACGGAGTCGGAGAGCCGCCTGCGGCCGCTCCGTGGACCGGCGCGCGCGACGTAGCCGGCATCAAGATCCCGAATCCCTCGGCGGAAGAGATCACTGCCATGCTGCCGACAACGGCCAAGCCCCGCATCCGGATCTCGCCTGACCGGTTCCAGCCGTAATGTCGACCGAGACGATCCTCCGCCTGGAGGAGGGCAAGCGTCTTGATCTCTACCTCGACAGCGAGGGCATATGGACCGTCGGCATCGGCTACAACATCCAGACGCGCGGGCTGCCGGATGACATCGTGGAAGAGCTGTTCCGCCGCGACATGGCAGCGCTCAAGGCTGACGCGGCGCGCATCCCAGAGTACGCAGCGCTCGACGCGGTACGGCGGGGCGTGATTGAGCGCATGGTCTTCCAGATGGGAGTCGACGGAGTCATGGCCTTCGTCAACACCCGCAAGGCGATCCGCGAGTTTCGTTGGATCGATGCCTACAACGGCATCATGTCCAGCAAGTGGGCCAAACAAACACCAGCGCGCGCGGCGCGCGAGGCACAACGAATTCTGACGGGAGTTGAATGATGGGGCTACTGACACCGATCACTGACCTACTCACCGCGGCCGGCGCCGCGCTGACGCAGCCGATCAAGGACGTGCTGATCCGGAAGGAAGAGCGCAAGCAGGCACACAACGCTGCCGTCTCCGCCCAGGTGATGGCGGACGCCAACAACGCCACGACGGTGGAGATCGAGAAGACACATCTCGATGCCATCATGCAGGGACAGCTCGACAAGACCTGGAAGGATGACTTCGTCACCTACGCCGTGGTCGGCATCATCCCCGCGGTGATTGTCGGGGGCATCCTCGCCGGCTTCGGCTTCCCGCTGTTCCTCGAAGGCGTACTGAAGGGCGTCACCGTCCTCAGCGCACTGATCCCCCTGGGCAATATCATGACGGTCGTGGTCAGCGCCGCGGTCGGATTCTCGACGCTCAAGCGGCTGTTCTGACATGATCCCGCACACTTTCCAGCTCGCCGGGAGGCGGTGGAAGGTGAAGCGCATCACCCGCAAGATGCTCGACCGGATGACGGACGCCGCTGACCTGCCCCAGGCAGTCGGCCTCTGCAGCCCCCAGAGCGCAACCATATACCTCGCGAAGGACATCGACGGCGACCTGCTGGAGATTTCGTTCGAGCACGAGCTGGAGCACGCGGTGCGATTCACCCAGGGCAAGGACGACCACGACGAAGCCGACGTCGACGGCGTAGCCCAGCTTCGGCACCAATTCAAGAAGACCGCGAGGTACAAGGAATGATCTCGGCCCTGGTTCTCGCAGCCGCGGTAACGCTGCTGCCCGTCCCCCTGCAGACCCCCTGCTCGATCTCGGACTGCGTCCTCTACCAGCAGACCCTCGTCGACCTTCAGGCCGGCAAGCCTGCGCAGCTCGGCTGGGGCACCTACTCGGACGAACTGTCCGCCCACGTTATCCAGTGGGAGGTTCAGGTCCTCCGGTTCCCGCCTACCGCGGAAGCCGTCCCCGTTTTCGCCGGCGTCCTGAACGAGACCACCACGCCAAAGTTGGTGTTCGCCTTCTCGAAAGCCGGCGTCTACTACGCCCGAGTGCGTACCTGTTACACGGAAGTGACTCCGCGTGACTGCTCGGCGTGGGCTGTAACGTACGACCCGACCCAAACGGACCCTACTAAGTTTCCGCGAGGGTTCATTTTCAACATCAAATTGGCACCCGCGACGGGTGTAGGAGTACCTTAATGGCACGAGTTATCGCAAAAGCACTGACATGGACTGACAGCACTTCGGCGGACGTGGTCGCATACGACATCTATGGCGAGCCGACATCGGCCGCAGATTTCGCTGCGCGCGCGGACGCTGGCACCGCACCGAAGATCGGTGAGGCTGCGCACAGCCCGTTCGCCCTGGTCGGTCTTCCGGACGGCATCTGGCAATTCGCTGTCGTAGCACGCGACCTGGCAGGCAACACAGCCAGCCCGGGAGTCGTTACCGGCGTCCCTTTGGACGTCACCGCGCCGGAGGCAGTCACCGACGTCTCCGTCGTATCCGCAGGCTAACCATCAAGCTGGTGAAGGCAATCTTCACCTACCTGATGCACAAATGAAAACGCCGGCAATAGCCGGCGCTTCACGTTCTCTCCCCTTGGGCGCTTCGGCGCCCTTTTTTTTTTACTCGTCGTCCATCGCCGCACGCCAGGCATGTGTGCCTGGCAAGGTATGAGCGGCAGCCGCCATGAGTGCGAAGGCCGGAATGAAGCGCTGGTAGATCATGTTCTTCGCTGCACTCGCAGCACCGTCTCCCTCAAACGCCGCCATCTGCAGCTTGTCGCGGGACCGATACGCTTTAGGCAGTGTGCTGCCGATGCGCGCCAAGATGCCGAGCAGGTGATCGATCAACTCCTGGTCGCCGTTCTGGGTCTCCCGCAATTCCTCGACGCCTTCGACCAGGCCGTTGAGCCAGTCGTCGTACAGCTCAATCTTCTTCGCCATCGAAGTCCTCCAGCGCGTCAAACGCGCGTTGCCATTTCGCCACAAGTTGTTGCGCTTTGTCGTAGCGACGCTGCGCGTCATCGAGATCTTTCTCAGCAGCCGCGAACCGCTTCTTCGCGCTCCTGAGCTGCCGCTCCGTCGAGGCCAGGGGATCGCCAGAGTCGTCCGTCTCCTGCTGCGTCTCGGTCTCCGCCCTGGGGGTCCCACGGGCAATCGAGTCGGGCATGATAATGCGACCCGCAGAGGGTGCAGCGTGTTTGACCGGCACTTCGCTGGCGCTCATCAGCAGCTCCCCGTCGCTCAGCGGCAGCTCTTCCAGGTGGTTGTCGCGGCCCACCACCGGCGTGCGCGGCCGGCGCTTCCCCGCAGACTCGTGCATCGCCTGTCGCATCTTCCATGTGGCCCTCACACTGTCGACCGCTTCCTGCAGCGCGTCCCCGGTCTTCCCCAGGAACGGGTGCTCCGTGTACGCCAGGATGTACCCGTCAGGCAGTTGTATCTGCAGCGTGCCGCCGGCTTCGCGGGCAGCGTCGCCTGCGCCGGAGACAGACATCAGGATCTGCTGGTCAGAATCGAAATCAATTCCCTCACTCATTCCAAGTTCTCCTGTGACACACCGAGCTGGTAGCCTGTGTTACGCTCGACCGTGACTGCGCGGTCATCCCACAGCTCGATCATCTTGAAGTCTTTCTGACAGGTGACTTCGAGGACCTGGCCCAGGTGTTCCAGGCACCAGTAGCCTAGGGCCACCTTAGCCGCAAGCGCCTCGTTTCGCCGCTTGCGCGTGCCGTCCAGGAACACACGGGCTGTGAAGATCTTGACCGTGTACCCTTCCTTCAACCACCGCTTGACGCGCTCGACCATCGGCTTGATCGGCCCGCCGATCTCGTAGTGGTGCGCGCCCTCGTAGTGGGCCAGTGTGCCGTCGAAGTCGACGCCGATCCACGCCCCTTCTAGATGACTACCCTTTGACACAGAGCACCTGCTTCAGTGTGTGAACGGTTTCTACCAGATCAGATTGCGCCAGCATGACAGCCACATGTTTGTGGATGAACGGGAGGGAAGCGCTCCGTCTCACCTGCTGCAACGCCTCGTGCTCGAACGGGACTCCCTTGGTCCATGCTTTGATCCCCGGTTCGTAGTAGTAGTAGTAGTTCACAGCCACTCCCTAACGAGATAGTTAAGGCTCAGGAACATCGGATCGTACCGGCCGTCCTTGACCTCGTGCTTGTAGACCGCCCCGCGCCAGTAGTTGTTACCCTGCGGGCCTTGGTAGTCTTCTGCGTGGGAATAGAATGCACCAGCCACCAGCCCGCAGATTTCCTTTCCGCCAGAAGTGAATTGGCTACCCCAGAGACGAACCTGCTGGTGGCCTTGCGTAAAGGACTGCTTGATCTTGTTGAGTCGATTGTCAACGGTGCCAGTAAGCGCTCCACGAATGAGCGAGGTCGGATTGAGAAAGACATGACTGTACAAGATTCGGTCGATCTCCACGATGTCCAGGTAGCGATGAACTTCCCAGGCGTCGTACGGTAGATCATCGAGAGAGAGCTTGCCCTCCAGCACGGGGTCCTCGTTGACGGCGCGCACGATGCGGTGCTCGTGGTTCCCCAGCGTAAGAACGAGGCGCGGCTTGTACCCGCGGACCTTGCGTATCGGGGCCAGAAAGCGTTCCATAGCCTCGGCCGCCGCGTCGATGTCCTGCTGGTAGTTCTGATCCTGGAAGTACTTGCTCCACTTCTTCTCGTGGCTGTTAAGCGACGGCATGTCCGCGAAGTCGCCTGCGTTAATAACGACATCCGGCCGTTTATCCGCCGCATAATTACCGGCTGCCTCCCAGTGGTCCGTGTTCACGCCCTTGCGTACCTGGCCATCCGGCAGGTACATATGCTCGCTGCCGAACCGCTTGCGCTTCAGCGCACGCTTACTCAATTTCTTCGACACGCGGTACTCCCAGTAGGTCAAGTGCAGCTTCGACTTCGTCGATCCCTTCCTGATTGCCGAGGTCCTCGAAGAGCTGCGCGGCTGTGCGCAGGTGCATCGCGATCTCGTCCAGCTCCCGGTCAGTCACCACGGGCATCACTTCTTCTCCCATCGTTCGAGCAAGCCAGCCGCGGGGCCGGCAGGCGGTCGGTTGTCGATCAAGGCGCTGCACTCCATCGCATCGATGAGAATGCCGAGGCACGCCTTCGCATGTGCCAGGTGGGGGTAGCCGCTGTCTCTCGCGTTCTCTTCCCCGTCGACCCAGGAGTCCAGGTGGCGCCTGCAGGCAGCCACGTAAGTCATCGCCTCGACCTTCGTGATGCGCCAGTTGAACGGGCCGTACTTGCGGGCTCCGTCCTGCATCGCGAGCGCCTCGTAGATCGTCGAGGCCGGGGGCACCACGCCCATGTTCACCTTCTTGTCGCCGAAGATCTGCTTCGGGTTCGCGGGCAGCACGACAGACTCTTTGAACAGGTTTTCGCACACGCTGCAGGCGGTCGCAAACTTCATGATGCGCGTTGGATTTCCCGCAGGGCAGGTGGGGCAGTTCTTCATATCAGAGGCTCGTGGACCGGGCGGAGCGTCTTGGTCATGATACCCCATTCAAAACTCCTTTCGCTTTCTTATATATCGCACGGAACGAGGCTGGTGTCAACTTCCCGATGTTGAATCCTGCCTTCACTTCCACCGCCTCAAAGAACGTGCCGGACAACCACTTGCTGCTCTTCTTCGCCTTCTTCAGCGCGTCGCTCTTGTGACCGCCCCTGACCAGCAGTTGGCCGATGGGGAACAGGCCGGCGAGAGTCTCCTGTACGAGCCACCACAGCCGGCCCTTGAACTCCGTGGTCTTCGTCACCGGCTTCGCTTCGAGCTGCGTGGTGGAGCGCATCAGTGCCCCGCGAGACATGCGCTTGCCGGTCTCTTCCTTCGCCTGCTGGAGCAGCTTGACGGGGATCAGTTGCCGCCGCAGCTCCTTGGCTTGCTTCACATTCATTCGAGCCACTCCTTCGGGATTGATTCAGGACCCTTCCACACGATCACGTCCACCCCTTTGAAGTACCGTTGGAAGTACTCCAGCATGGTCAGGGACTTGGTGGCTTTGTTGTTTCGTTCAAGAACGAAACGGACCACAATGTTGCGCGTGTCCGGCCATGTTCGGAAACCACGGAAAGCCGTACGTTTGGATGGCTGGAAGTAGCCCTTGGCTTCGACCCACCATTCTCCGGAACTGGAATCAACATGTAGATCCGGGGTATACGTCCGCGACTGAACAACTCGTTGATTTCCACATTCCAGGCATTTTGCCGTTCGGACCGCGGTGGCGTAAGGTATGGTATCACTTGAGCCTTTGACGGTTGGGCGTACGCGCGGCCCGAGGACTGACCGAAAGCCAACGTAGACCTCCTGTTCGAACTTGCTGGCCCAGACGGTGCCGTCCGGTGCGATGAAGCGCTTGTCGCTGCGCTTGTTACTGAAGCGTCCTTTGCGTACCGCCATCAGAACTCCTCAGTGCTGACGCCGTCCTCCAGCGTCATGTTCTTGTACTTGACAAAGCTCGTCAACCACTTGCCGCTTCCCTGCGGGCCGCAGCCACGCTCCAGGAACCCCCAATCGCGCTCGTCCTTCGGCGGCACGATCACCAGCGTCCACACCGGCCGCTTGCTAACGCGGGTGATCCGGTGGAACACCGCGGGCGACGGCATGATGTTGATCCAGCGGTGGCGCTTCGGCGCACTCTCGGCGGCCGCCTCGAAGCTGTCACGCACTTCGTCGTACCACCCGGTCAGGATGAACGAGACGAACCAGGGCCACGGATGGTTGTGTGGCTTGCGCTCTCCGTCCGGCTTGAAGATGCGGTGAAGATACACGTTGTATCGCGTGCGGTCGTCGTTGCCCCACAGGTAGAACCGCGTGAGGTACTCGCCGCCGTACACTATCCGCTTGCCGTGCAGCACTCTCTTCAGAAATTCAATCATCGACGTTCCCCTCTACAGTCTCGTCAGCGATGCCTGGCGGGCTCCAGAGCTGGCCCGGATACTCCTGCAGCTTCACCAGCCGCGCGACCTCCAGCGCTACAGCCTCGGCGTTCTCCGGCGTGACTTCGTAGTCCTTCACGCCCCGGGTCTTGTACTCCTCGACCACAAGGTCCCACAGTAGGTTCTCGTCGACGTCCCAGTGCTCGACCACTTCCCCTACCAGCTTGCGCGCCTTCTTCAGCCCGAGGCCGATGCACCCCGGAATGTTGTCGGTAGCGTCCCCGGACATCGCCTGTGCGTAGAAGAGCTGGATGCCTTCCTCTTCGCTGATGTCGTAGAAGACGTGGTTCTTGTAGTCGTAATGCCAGCCGGGGATCTGATCAAGGTCCTTGTCGATGGTGGCGAGGATGCACGGAGTCCTGTCCTCGGTAGCCCTGCGCATGCGGATCGATACTTCGTCGTCGGCCTCGCGCCCGTCCACCACGTACCCGTTCCAGGTCTTGATCAGATATCGCTTCGCGTCGTCATAGAACAACGGCTTCGGCGTGTCCTTCCGATTGGCTTTGTACCCTTGGATCGTCGCGATCTCGTTGCGGTAGTTGCCCTTGCCACTGATGATCAGCTCCATCACCGGCTTCCCGCCCATCTTCTCCTTGCAGTGCCTGTAGATCGCATGCATCTGTGCGTCGATGGCCCACTTGGCAACTTGGAAGTTGCCGGGGATGACCTCGGTCCACCGGTCGGCCACCCACCACCCGAGCTGCGCGCGCTCCTTGATTGCATCCCTAGGATCACCCGCGAAGATCTCCAGCTCCATGCTGCCCGTGTCCCGCTCGAACACTACGTGGTAGTACGACTGCTGGCAGGCGAAGGCAGCCCGGTAGATCACCGGGTCACCGTCGACAAGGATGCGGCCAACCTTCATTCTTCCGCCCCCCTACACGCCTGTTTAGCAGCCTTGCGGCTCGCGGTGTTGTTCATCTGAATCAGGCCACACCCCGAGCAGTACCACCAGTGACAGACCTTGTATTGGAACGAGTGGCCGCGCTTCATCGAGTCCTCCACCACCAGCGCAGGAAGATGAATGCAACCACCACAAGGCTGGCCAGGCAAAGCATATTAGTGTCTCAAAAAAAGGGGGGAGTAGATCCTCCCCCAACCACGATCAGTTGAAGATGTCGTCCGGCGTCGGCGGGTCCTTCTCCGGATTGCGGGCGGAGTCGAGGGCCTCCTGCAGAGCAGCGGTCGCGCGGATCGCCTGGTAGAGCTGCGTGCCTTCGACCTCGATCACGCCGGTCGAAGTGTTCAGGACCTTGTATCCGATGACACCAAGGTCCGCGTACTCCTTGCTCATGGACAGGAGCGCAATCAGGATGGCGTAATCCTTGGTGCGTCCCACGGACAAGAAGGTTCCAACGATGGGCTCAGTCAACATGACGGCTCCTTAGAACGGGATGTCGTCGTCGACGAAGTCTTCGTCCGGGGTGCCGTCACCCTCTGCAGCAGCCTCGTCGCCGGTCTGCGCCGGGGTCTCTACCGTGCCCTCGTCCTGCACGGTGTCGAGCACGCGGAGCGTCTCCGTGTCGAAGTTGAAGCGGACCGTCAGCTTGTCGACGATGGCCAAGATCTCGTCGTAGCGCTTGGCTTCGCCGGCCTTCGTTGCGGCGCCTGTGATGGGGAGAGCCTTGGCACTGCCGAGGATCTTCACCACTTCGATTGCCGCGTTGCGTGCAGCCTGGTACTGGATCGCCTTCTGCGTGGCTTCCTTCTGCTCCGCGGTGCTCGGCGCGCTCAGCGCTGCAGCGGCGGCCGCAGGCGGCTCGCGCTTCTGCTGGCTGACCTTGATCGGTCCCTCGATGTTGTAATACTTGCCGTCCGCAGTCGTGGTGACCGAGAACTGCACGTAGTCGTCCTTCTTGCAGGCAGGCGCATCGAACCCGGCGCCGAAGCGACCGAGGTCCCGCCCTTCCTTCGAGACGACAACCACACCGTACAGCGTGTACGGCTTCCCGTTGCGGCCCTGGCCGCTCTTCTGCGTGACTTCCTTCACGAACCCAGTGATAACTTCGCTCATCGCTTTCCTCATGCTCCCGTTACAATGCGGCCGTCCGGCCAAATGGTATACTTCTCTGCGAACACTCGACCCTTCTTGTCGCCCCAGTGCGACGACACCCCGACCTCGGTGCCCAGCGGCACGTACCAGTCGGTGATGCGGTACACCTGCGCCAAGTACTCGTACACATCAGCCCAGACGGCCACCGCCGCCTCACGGAATGCCTCGACGTGGTCCTCGCGGACCCTACACACGACGGAGTCGTGGACAGTGTTGAGGATGGTGATAGCCGCGCCGTACCGGGCTATCCGCTGCCGAAAGAAGGCCAGCGCAATCGGGATGATCTCTGCCGTCGCGAGCGCCTGCACAGGGTAGTTGTACACCTGCGACTTGACGTTCACGTACCCGTCTGCAGACATTCTCGCCTGCGGCCAGTAGTATGTCATGCCCCACTCAGTGACCAGGCGCTTGTGCTGGAGGACCTCCATCACCCACTCGTTCTGTGTCCGCGCGAGGACATGATACCGCGCGTTGAACGCCTTGTAGTACGCCTGCTGCCGCTTCGTCCCTGACGTTCCGCCGTATACCGGCTTGAATGTCTCCGGCTTCGAGTCCTGCCGCTGGTCGTCGGTGACCAGATGCATCAGCCCCATCGACTCCTTCATGTACACGCCGACGTTCTTCAGCCAGTGCTCAGGGGCATGGTACATCCACACTCCGGTGAAACGATGTACGTCGTGCCCCTTAATGATGTCGTCGAGGATCTGCGGATCTCTCGACAGGTGTCCCGCTACGCGGAACTCCAACTGGCTGCCGTCCCACTCTCCGATCAGGTACTTCATGGACGGGCGTCAGGGTCTGGCAGCAGCCATATTCCCAGGGTGTAATCAAACACCACCGAGGGTATGCCAACACCGCCGTGCGGAAACTGTACCAGCAGCGGCGTCTGGCCGAACTCGCCGAAATACTCGCGATCTAGTGCCGACCATGATGCCTCCTGCGCGGTCAGCAGCTCCCGAAACTTCGCTACTGTTAGGTGCCCTCCGGTAACCTTGTATGTGCCGGCCTTCACATCATTTCTCCTGGTCCAAACAGAGGCTTGAATGCCCGCGGCAGATTCTGGAACTGCGTCGTCCGCGTCTCACCGTCTGCGAAAGAGATTGGAACACCAGACGATGAAAGACGGTGCGTCGCCGTGTTTGCCTGGTTGAACTGCCCCAGGAACTTCCCGTCCCTCTCCCGCGCCACTCCCAGAAGAAAGTCCAACGCCTTGGACAGCGCCGAGGCAATCTTCGAGCGCTCTTTGCGCAGCGAGATAAACGAACGCTGCTTCTGGTTGGTGGCCACGAGCGTATCCAAAACCTTCTGAGACGTCAGGGGCGCTCCCGTAGCTGTACGCTTCGGCTTCCCACTCTTGTCCGTCTTCTCCTTGAACCCCAGCGTACCGTATACAAACTCGGCAACTTGCTTCGATGATCGAGTGTTGATCCCCCCGGTCAGGTGATCCATCTGCAGGTCCAGATCCACCAGGCGCTGTGTGTACTCCGCGTGCGTCGCTTCCACCCGCGCCTTGTCGACGTGCATCCCCGTCGCTTCGATCTCCGCTAACACCGGGGAGATGATGGACCGCGTCCATAAGACCGGCAGCCGATTCGAAGAGACCAGCTCGTCGCGTTGGGACAGGAACAACGACTCGGTGTCCGCCACGTCCTTCATGCACCGGCCCTGCAGCCACTTCCGCGGGATACGAACCGGGTTGACGCCATTTTTGATCAGGATATCGACAACGGGATCTTTCTGTGTCCCGCCTCTCCGCCTCACGCAGGCATCCAGAGATATTCGCACAGGGGCCAAACCTTCGCCCCCAGCGGCACGATTCCCCAGTAGGACATACTCCGCCAGCCTCGTGCAGAACCATACTTGCTCCTCTACCTTGAGCCCCATGCGCAGCAGCCAGCCTGCCTCGTACTTCGCGCTGTGTGCGATGACGAAGTCGGCGCTCGCGATGTCGTCCAGCAGCTCCGTCTGCTCGTACTCCCCGCCCCACCGCGCGAGCACAGGAAAGTGGGGGTAGTGAAGCGCGCGCGGATGATCCGGCCCCAACTTCCAGCAAGCCAACAGCAATCTATTCTCCGGCTGCGGCGCGGCGCCGTATTGGCCGCCGCTGGTGTCCGTCTCGAAGTCCAAAACGACGTAGTTGTCGGACTTCAGTATCTCCCAATTAAGGAGGTCTCTCATCGCCCCTCCGTAAAGTTGTTAGTTGTGCTGACCGGTCTTCGAGCGGCTCTCGACAAAGTCGACGCTACCTCTTCCGGCGACCCAGTACATCCTTCGCAGCGGGATGTGGCTTACCCGCAGATCTCAGCACACCCTCTCAGAGTATAATTGCCAGCCTCCGTGAGAACTGTAAAAACTACGGAGTCTGCGGGAACCACGGCTGGATGAACGCCTGGGCGTAGTCCTCGTCCGTGATCTCTTCCACGACTTCCGCCCAGCCGCGCGCGATCCAGGCGTCGTCTACCACGTAGCAGTCGACTGCCCGCTCCATCAGGAGATACCCCTTGTAGGTGCGCTCCGCCTCGAAGATCCCGCCGTCGTGGCGGCTGTTGATCCCCATCTCATAGCCCTTATTGATCTTGATTTTCATCCTGCTCCCTCAGTCGTTGTGTTGGCGACCCCGCGGGCGGATCAGATTGAATTCGTTGCCGTATCGGTCCACGCATTCCAGCTCCCGCGGATGGCCCACCGGAGTATCCGGAGTATCGATTTCGCGACACACCACCGAGATCTCTTTGGGAATAGCCTTTCGCGGGCACGGCTCGTCCTTCGGGGGAGCGCTCTGAACTAGCAGGCTCTCCGCCAGGAGGGCCGTAAACAGGATTGCCAAAACTGTCTTCACGGTAGTAAATTCCTCGGATTCTGTATTCACGATAGTTCTCGTAGTACCTTGCCCGGAGCCGAGGATCGTCTCTCAGCGCATCCCAGCCAGCCATCTCGGGCGCCACCGGGCGTCGCGCGACTTCCCCTGTCTTCCCATCCACGAACAGCGTCGGGCAGCACTTGATGCACACCCGCGTGTTGTGGGGCATGAAGGTCTCATGACCGCACCCGCTGCACGCGCGGACGCCGGCCGGAAGGTCGCCGCCCTTGCGCCCTGTGAGCCCCCTAGCCCTTCGCACTTTTCGGCGTCGGATCGAACAGATGCTTGAAGTACTGCTTCGCAGCCTCATGGTACACGATCACACCCTCCGGATCGCCGAACCCGCCGGCCGCAAACGAGCCGGACTGCCGCAGAAGATCCATGCTGTGCTCGACCCCGCTGATGCTGAAACCTCCGGAGAAGATCACCGGAACGACGCGGCAGCACGCGGGCGGATTCGGGGGCAGCCGCTCGGCTTTCTCGGCCTCGTCCCAGTACGTCCCCGCGAGCTGGTTGCTGGAGCTGTACCAGCGATGCACGGCGAACAACGAGAAGTGGCGCTCCTGTTGGCCGTACCCTCGCTGAATACCGCGGCCCCACCACTCGCCGAAGTGCCGACCATGACCCAGTTTGACCAGCTCAGCGCCGTTCTCGGCGACCCACGCTGCGAAGCCGGCGTTGTCCGTGTTCTTGCCGGGGGTTACCCAGCGGTTGCGTGAGCCGGCCCAGATGGCGAACTCGTCGTCCTCGTAGACAATCTGCTGCACGTCGAAGCCACTGTTGTCTGGGTGATCCGACTTCTTGATAACGAACACCTGGGCGTTGCTACCGTCGATCTTCTCCGTCACGACCATTCCCTTGCGGAGGCGCGGGATCTTGGGGAATTCTTGAAAGCTCATTCAGTCGATGCTCCCTACCAGTTTGTACCCCAGCTTCTCTAAGTTGTCCTTCAGGCTGGTGCCCAGCTCGTAGATCGTGTTCAGCGTTTCAATCTCCCCTTCACGCCGCGCAACCACGCGACTGCTGCGGATGAACGTGCCGTCCGGGAAGTTCGGGTGGCCGTAGG